AGCTGGATGGGGACGATACAATTCCGCGCCGAGAAGTTTCGGGAAATCGTTATCTATAAACATTAGACGTTTTGGTTATACAGCACGAAGCTGTTGATACCTGTGGAATAAATCCACTAGAACTGGAAAATAAATTCCATTATTAAAATTATATCAAAGGTTTATCAATGGACTTATGTAAGTTATACGTCTACTTAAACTCTATTGTATCCAGAATACTGTGTTGAGGCCATAGGTCCATCAGGATGACCAATAGCTCCCATGTCTTGTGGACTAGGCTGTAGTGTAGATTGTGAAGCTGCCATTTGCTTCTTTGCGGCTTCTGCAAGCATTAAAGCTTCAATTATTTTAGCGTTGTCCATTTAATAAATAATAGTAATAAAAATAGGGGTGGAGGTTTTTATTCCACTCACCCCTTTTGTTTAATGGATCACTCCATTACAAGTAGTTTCTGACGGAATATTTCAGGATTCTGTTGTGCTGCTGTTAGGTACTTCCAAGCATTCTGTGGATCTCTATCGGATGCACTACCAAAGTTGTTCCAGAAATCTGTAGGATTTCCTTGAGCTTGTGGAGCTGGAGGTACAGGCATCTCAGGACGTGTAGGTGCTGGAGCTTGTGCTTGTGGAGCTGCTGCTGGTCTCTGAGCTACAGGACGTGTAGGAGCCGCAGGAGCTTGTCTTTGATACTGTTGACCAACTTGGACGCCTTGTGGAGCCTCTGGAGCCTGTGAAACAGGGAAAGGACCATTAGGACCGAAGAACTTAGTTGTATAGTCAGCTAAGATGTCAGGATTTGTAAGTATCTTTGTATAAGCCTTGTGCTCTGCATTTAACTCTTTAAGTAAACCTACACCTTCTACTAATTGACCATTAGTCTTAACTAGTGCATCTTCAACTTGAGTCGCATACCTGTTAAGTACTGCTGGAGCATCAGCACCGAAATGATCAATTACCTGAAGACTTTCCTCGCTTACTCCGTTTGCCGCTAGTTGCTCCTGGCTTATCCCCGTAGACGTTTGGGAAGAGGCGTTGGAGTAACCCTGGTTGCTGTTGATCCCAGGCATAGAGGTCGGCGCTACCTGGTTGCTGTATGGGGTTGTTACTTGGGATGCGTAATTGGCCTGGTCTGCTACTGGTGTCTGAGTCGACTGTTGACCCTGGAACGGGAACTGGACTGGAGAACTCAGGAGTCCGACGACCTTGTTGAACGCCTCCTTGTAGGGGTTGTCCTGTTGTTGGGGCGCCTGGAATTCCTGGTAGCTTGAGGGAGTAGGGCTGTATGTTGGTGCCTGTGTTGCCATCTGCGCTGGCGCTACTGGTGCTGGTGCCACCGCCGAGGGGCTGCTGGCCACCCATTGAGGTGTTGTTCCCACTGTTGGGGCTTGAGCCGCTGACTGAGCCATTGGAGCCACGGGAGCCACGTAGCTGTTCGGCTGGGTCGGGGATACTTGGGGTGCCGATTGGGTCGGCGCTACGGTAGCGTCCTGCATAAGTAACTTCCTTCTGGAGAGATTCTAGGGTTCTATATAAAAATGGGGTGAGATCAAGTCTCGGATCGGCAGCCATCGGTAAATTCGGTTGCTGCGGATGTGGCGTTCTCATCTCTTGATTGATTAGATCAATAAACGACGAATACGCTCTTTGTACTTCCCCTACCATTCTAAACGGAAAACCAGATAGCATTCCTGCAATCTCGTCGTCTGTTTTGGAAGGAAATAAGTACTTCAGTGCTTCTATACTATCAACACCCAATTCTTGAAGGTTTCGTGTGAAGATAGATTGGTTTAATTTATCTTGTGCCGTATCTTCATAAACTGGTCCCATCCACCGCCATAATACGGTTCTATCTCCATCAGGTGCTAAACCTACAACTCCATCTGGTATATCTCCTGTTTCGAGTACTAGATCAACAGCTTGACCTAGCTTTTTCTCATAATTTATTTTTGATTTCTCATACTTCTCTACTAACTTCTCATCATCCAGATTCTCTGGAAGAACTGGATATTTAATTCCAGAGATATAAGCTAGTGATTTCTTAAATATCTGCTCTTCTTGGAAGAGAATTAACTCAAAACACTTACACACTCCATAGGTATAAAGCTGTAAACACTTCTTCTTAGCTGTAGCACTAACACGACCATAAGCTGATTTAATCTCAGTTGCTGTGACATTAGTAATACTTAAGTCATCTATACCACCTAGAGCTAGACGTAATTCACTACGCAGTTGTTCTGCATATCTAGCTTGATCAGTACTAACAGCATTAGGAGTAATAAAACCAACACGGTCAGATGGTTCCAAGTTTGCAATAACTCTTGGAACTCTCATACCACTTCCTGGTTTACCAATGTAACCAGAAGGAGAACGAGTTATAGGATCTTGCTTGAAAGTAGAACTTGAAAGATCAAAGTTTGATTGGAAACCTGATTGACTAGAAATACTTGGTCTTTGTACTTCACTATCAGGATTACTTTCAACTATGTCTTGCTTAGGACGAGAAGATAAAAGAGTTGGATTACCAAAGAAAGATAAGTTAGCTCTAATATTTTTAACCATCTCATCATGAGCAATTATCTGATTAGCTAACCACTCAAATTCACCAGCTCCGTCAGTACCAAAAGCATCTGGATTATTAAAGACCTCAACACATGGAATAAACTCCATAGTGTTTTCTACAACCTTCTTATTCATTACTCCTATATCTGCTACTTCTTGATCAAAACTTATCTCTTGTTCGCTATGTGATTCTTCTATTTCATCCGCTGTAATACGTAAACGCATAAAACGCTTATTTGTATTTAAACCAATTGTGCTACTAAACCCTTTCTTTGCACGTACCTTATATGGATAAATGATGATTACTTCTTCTAAATCACCTTCTGGAGTGTAATAAGATCTATAGGCATCTTTATCAAACCAATAAATTCTGTATGTTTTATTTGTAGGTCGTATATAAAATAACCCTTTACCGTAAGCTAAAAATCTATCCCAAATTGAATCTAGTCTTGCATCTAATTTATTGAACTTAATTACCTGTTGAATAAGGTCAAAGCGTTGAGTACCTAAATTATCCTGTTGTGGGAAAAATTCGACTCCTTGCCTTATCCCAAACATCTTCATTTGGGCTAGGTGAGCATTAACCAGCATTGTGTCTGCTGGCCCAGTACCGTCACGATCTATAACTGACTTGACGATATCGTGGAGTGCGGATTTACTACTATCACTCATGAGTGTTCGGTACGTTGTCTATTCTTCAATGTTGTAACCAGCATGGAGACGTTTAAGAGTAATAACGTCCTCCTCTACTTCGACATCGAATCGTTCATTAGGCTGTAAAGCCATGTCATGAACAATCTCATCATTTAGAGGGATTACTGCAGAACCGTAAGCATCTTGCTCAAGTTCAATCTTGTAATAACTAGGAGACATTGGAAAGTGGTATTTCTAGTTTAAATCGTCAATACTCTAACTCTAGTTTTCCTTTGGTCATTAATCCATTGCATAACCAAACAAGTGCATCAACACAGTCATCGTGAGAACTTACTCCAAAATTAACAATCTCATCTGTTAGTGGACCAAACTTTCTATATTTGTTAAAAATGATCTTTCTTTGTTCAAATAAACCCATTATTCCTCTAAATCGTGCAACTTTATCTCCTTTAAAACCTTTTACTGCATGCCATATAACGTTATACAATCCATGGTCTCCTTGACATATACGTTTAAAGTCTGCTTCTAAAGAAGCCTGATATGCCACCGCTTCTGACCAAACATGAATAGAACTTCCAGTAGGAAAATAGTTTTGACCATCTTTATGTACAACTCCCCATTCTTCCATCATTTCCATTAATGCTTCTAATTTCTCTAAGTTCCCCATAATTCGTAGGCGCTTGCAATCAATCACATGAATTTTGTTACCAATACGTCCACCCATTACAAATACTGTGAAGTCATTCTGTTCTCTAATACCTGCAGATAAATCAACTCCTATTCCCATTGCATCAAATTCAGTAGCAATTCCACCTCTAACAATTAAATCTGGAGAAAGAGATAATTCACTTGTTTGTACAATTTGATTCTGATACTGAAAACTAAACGCAACTGGAGCCTGACGACGACGATCTCTTAAATAATCAAGTGACCACATATCAGGCCAATACGAAATCTCTTCTCCTTCTTTGTCAACAGTGATAGCAGACTGTACTATCTGAACCCAATCATTTGCTGGAGTAAAAGTACTGTTATGAATATCATCATGTCTAAAACGTGTACCTAGACAAATAGCTCTTCCACCTTCAAACATAGTGGGAACAATAACTGAGTTCCAGTTATCTTGCATAGCCTGACGAATATCCCTGTTTTTAATATCATCAGCACTTTTGATAGCGTCATCAATAATACAAAGATGTGAACGTTTAGATGTCACAGCACCTTTTAGTCCTGCACAACAAACAGTAAACTCTTCTTCACCAGTAGATTTAATTCCTGCAAACTTCCAGTCAATACTCCAATACTCATTAGAGTTGATGCCTTTGGCTATTTTTACTGTGGGGAATATTTCTCTATAAGTCTTACTATCTTCAATAATTCTTTTTATAGCTGCACTCTTAGGTCTAGCTACATCAACTGTATACGAAATGTATAGAACTTTTAATGGTTGTTTCTTAAGAGCGTGTATACCAACTGTCCAAGCTGTATATAAACCGAGGATTGTAGATTTAGCACTACCCCTTGGTGCCAAGATATCTATGTTGGGTCCACCAATACCTACTAAACATTCACTATCCTTTCCAGTACAAAGATAACGATGCCATTCTTTGTGGTGAGCTGCAGGAGGTTTATCACCTACAACATCACAGAAATATGCAAAATCTTCTCTTGCACGTTCTACATCGATATTGGATGTTTTCTTTACAACCTGTTGTTTAGCAGCGGCTCTCGCAGTTCTGCGATAAACGCTATAAATACTTGTACCTGCCATGCACGTAGCATAGCCTAAGAATCTTTAACTTTCTTCTTGTAGTATTTTTGTCCAGACTCCCATAGATGCTTCTTGTAATGGTCCTTCGATTGGGTCGTCTCTAAAAATAGATAACATCTCACGTAATGCTCTATCTGCACCAGCAAGAATTAAACCTTGTTTATCCATTAAAACCTTTTCATCTCCTAGTTGTTTAATAGTTCCTCTTAATTCCTTTTGGAGCATTGCTATCCTTGCAGCACCCATATCTTGTTTAACCATTCCCATATCAATTCCATCACGTAACTTAGCTATATCTTGTTGCATAGCATCAATTTCTGTTTCTAATACTCCATGGAAATTACGTTTTTTGTATTTCTTTTGTGACCACTGATCACATTCCACTATGCTTCCTGTAAAGCCAAGAAAACGGGAATACAGATAAATTTGTATTGGGGATGATGTTCTTTTACAAAAAGCTAGAAATGATTCTCTATCTTTACTAGTTAGGGTTTTTAACCACTTAGTAAGATCTTGCTCCACGTTGTGCCTGATCGTAATCTCTAGACTCTTTATAGCGACGGAACATCTCTCTTTGCAAGTCTGTTTCTCTGACTTCCTGACCTTCTACTCGACGAGTACCTCTTGT